AGCTATTAATCCAAATAAACCTTTTTGAATTTTTATTCTTTTGCCTGTAATTAAATCTAAATAAGATATTTTATATTCAAATACTATTGTAATAAATATTAAGAATGATATTATGAATAAGTATAGGAATATCATATTAAAATATGTTTAATTGTTTAATTAAAGAACTATTGTGTACTATAGCATTTGAAAAACTTTGATAACTGTTAGTACAATATATACCATCAAAATAATAACCTAATTCTGTTGTTCCTTTACTAAAAATTCCATGAGTTACTATGAGATATTTTTTAGTATTAAAACCTTCATAATACTTATTAATTTCTTTAGCTATGTTGATAAACGTAGCTCCCCCATCACAAATATCATCTATAATAACAAAGTCTTTTTCAGGCGCGATAGAACCATTTAAAGGTACAACTACTTTATTTAAATTACCATTAACATCTCTATCTTTACTACAAGTAATAATATTTCCTTTATAACCAATTTGTTCAGCTATTTTGTATATCTTTTTACTTGCTCCTGCGTCTGGAGATACTAAGATAAATTCATCTACTTTAGGATTTCTACCATGTGTAAAGCCACATAAGTCTTGAATAGTAAATTTAACTAATTCTAAATTAGAAACTTTCTTAAAGTTATTAATACAATTATCTAATACTAAACTATGAGAATCAATACAGGTAACTGATTTAAAATTTAAAGAATTAATAATAGGAGCTAATACAGATTTAATATAATAATTACTACCTTCTTCAAATTTATTATCTTGTCTACCATCTATAAAAGGTACATATAAATGTATTTCTTCTACTCCTAACTCTCTTAAAGATGCACAAGCACACATTATAAGTTCTAAGTCAAGAAAGTTGTTTAAACGTGATTTAATTATAACTATACATTCTTTATGTGTTAATATAAAATCTCCTTCTAAACAATCATTTTTATCAATAATAATATTCTGCTGTCCCGAAGGAAATTTACTGATTTTGTATTTAATATCTGATTTATCAACATCAACTAAATTTAAGTTTTTCATAATTATATTTTATTTAATCTTTCTCTAATTTCTGTTAAAGAAGTTTGGTTAAAGAATTTACCATCTTCATAGATTACTTGAAGTACACCATAAGTTTCATCATAAAGTGAGCACTCAGTAACAACATAATATTCACCATTTGCTTTTTTATGTACAGCACATAAACCTTTTAAAGATTTCTTACTACCATCATCTGTAATAGGATCTTTGTAGATGTTGTAAAATTTAGTTCTAATACCCCATTCAACACTTTCAGGAGTAGCTAAAAATTCTTCTTCAACTTCAAACCAAGCACCTTTAGCAGCAAATCCTAATGTATCTCTAGTATTATACTGATAAGTAAATGAACCTACACCTAATACAATATTCGTTGAAGCAAATCCTTTAGCAGCTAATCTTTCATAAATTTCACGCTGTCTATCAGGTGTAATACTATCACCATATATAGCACCAATATGTGGATCAAGAACTTTATATCCTTGTTCATTTACTGTACCACCAAAAATATCCCAAAGTAATTCTATTACTCCTTTATGTTGAGGTAGCCCACTTACTTCAATTGGAGTTTTACCATGTTCAGAAGACTTTTCTAATTTATAGTATTTACCATCAGGACTTGGTAATTCTCCACAAATAATATCTACAGGATCTCCTGAATCAGGTCTAATTACTAATTTACCATCACGAGCCATAATAGCTTCTTTATTAGCTGGCAAATATTCAGTAATAAGTTTCCATAAATCAAATGTATCTGATACAATACTTAATATTCCTTTAGGAAATATCTGTAACCAATCAGTAATCATTTGTTGTTCACCTACTGTAAAGATTTTAGTAGTACTAACACTATGTTCAGAAGCATTAACACTAAATATAGGCATTTCATCTTCACCTACTCCGTAGAAATATCTACTTGCAGGTATAACAGGTAATGTATCACTACCTTTAAATGATGTAGCATGTCCTAATCCTATTAGATATTGACTCATTGGGTCTAATCCACGAGCAGAGAAATCATGGCACATAAAATCCACTAACCATAAATTCTTCTCATCAGTTTTCATAACCCATTCTTCAGCTTGTCTTCTATACAATTTAGCAATAGTAGCTGCTGTACTAGGTTTCCAAGCTAATGAAGAAACTACAGTTTCAAGATATAATGTTAACCATGCAAATCCATCTACTGTATTTACAAAAGTCATATGAGGAATATTAGGATCAGTTTCAATACCTTCAGGTAATGATTTAACTTTAATAGGTAAATAACCTAAATCCCATAGTTTTTCAAAATGTTTACCATCATATTCCATACCTAAGTATAAAGACATATCTTTAACAAATTGAAGTGCAGTATCTCTATTATCCCCATCACGTTTCATAAAGAAGTTTTCCTCAAACTCATCATGTAACCATTTCCAAACTAATTGTTGACCAAATGATACAATTTTAGTAATACCTTTTGGAGCATGTTTAACACTTCTTGGTATCCAAGTACCATATAATTTAATTGTTCCAGGAGCTAACATAGCTTTATGTCCAACTTTATAACCATCGCTTAAATATAAGCTGTTTATTTTAAATCCCATAATTATCCTATTTCATCTAATTGTTTATTACTTTCTTTAAATCCTCTATATTGATATAGAGCTGATTCTAATATGTCTAAAGCTTCATTTAATCCACTTCTATCACATAAATTAATATTATAATATATTTTACCATTATTACCATAAGGTAAAGCTATTGGATTGTTATTAATAGCATCTATTGGTATTTTAACTTTCTCACAATATTCTTGTATTTCAGAAAATCTATCAGTATTACAAGCTGTAAATACTACAATATAAGCTCCTGTATAATGAGCTAATTGTAATAATTTAATAGTTCTTTGTATATCTTCTTCATTAAAATTTTCTCTATATGCAAATATAGTATCATCAAAATCAGTAGATATAATTATTTTACCATGTATTTTCCATTCTTCAAATAATCTCTGTGTATATTTATTTTTAATTATACTCATTTTATTAATTTAGTTGATTTAACATAACACATAGTTGTATATACTTTAATACTATCATAATACTTAATACATCCTTCATAAGGGTTTAAATTAGGCATATAAGGATATATTTGATATAAAGTATCTTTACTATTATCCCAATAAGTTATTTCATAATCATGATATACTATTGGTTTATCTTCACAACTACTAAATAATAGTATTGTTGCAATTAATATTGTTAAGATTTTTTTCATATTATTTCTTTTTAAATTGTTCAATCAATTCATTAAAATTATCTTCTCCTGTTAATTGAAAGTTTCTACCTGTTTCAAAAGATAACTTCATATCTTCCTCACTATACATTCTTTCTTGTGCTAATTTATAACCATTTATAAAAGCTTTTTTTTCAATATCTTGAAATCTTTCTAAAAATAATTTATTGTTAGGATATAATCTTTCAGCAGCTTCTTCAAGTGTTTCTTGCTTTATACAATTAGGATATATACAATTATTATTTAAAGTACAAGATTCTCCTTCTTTCTTAATCCCATTTTTATTACAATTCATATATCAAGTTTTAAATTTGAAATATATCTTTCTTTAGGATTATCAAATGATAAACTTAATTTTTTATTTAAAATACCAGCATCATAAGCTTTATCTATTTCAGGTATTAAAGGAGTTGATTGAGATAATACTGCTTCACATATTGTAATCTTACCATTTAAATAAGATTGTGTATGATTATCAGGTTCTACTTCTCTTTGATGTTTTAACTCTTTTAATCTCTGTTCAAGTTTAGTTTTATTTATTATGATATATTCCATGTTATTTTATATTAGTTAATGGGTAAGATTTTAAGATAGAATTTTTGTTTACATGACTAAGAGTATAAAATTCTTTATCTCTAGTAACTGTTGCCTTTTTACTTGCAGCCTTTAATGCAGCCTCTACATGAAGTTTAGCAAATTCTATAATTTTATCACACTTCTTTTTTAAAACTATATTTTGAAATTCGCCTTTAAAAAATTCTTCTGCTGTTGGTATTTTGCTCATAATTATTTAATTTTATTTCTATCTAAAGATATGTTTTTACAAAATCTTATTTCTTTATTATTTAATGTCCAAATTTGACCATTATCCATAGCACAAGTAAATAATAAATTATGTTCTTGTGAATAATCTATAACTAAGAAAGCATAACCTTCCATATTATCTGATACTCTAAATATAGGTATCATTGGGTTAAGTTGTAGTATCATTTAGATTTTACAATTTCTATTAATTTTTTAAGACATTCAAGTTCTGCTTCTTCATAAGTATCAAATACATCAAATATTTTATAATCTACCATACCTATAATTGTCATTATATCATAAGTCCAATCTTTATCTGTATTTTGCATAACTATTTGCCATAATCCACACTTCTCTCTAAAAAATCTAAATGCTTGTTGATAAAGTGGTGCTAATATTAATTTACCTGTATTTGTTGATGTTGAATGTGAATGAAGTTCATATAATTCGTTTGGTTCAATATTATTGAACAAACCAAAACAAGGTTTATTAAACCCCAATTCTTTTAAAGCTAATGCTTGCTTGTAAGGTATAAATTCTTTTTCCATTTTTTTAATTTAAAATATATATCTTATTGTGTTCCAAGGTATAATACTATCATGTATTTCAACCCATTCTTTTATGTAATTACTTTTTAAATTATGTTTATATCTAATATTATCTCCACCATATTGTGATATTTTAGATTCTTGAATATCAGGAGTCCATAATAATTCTTCACCTGTTAATTTATTAGCTAAATTATATTTATGTTTATTCTCATTATGAGTTAAAAATATAACTTCACATTTAACTATATCTTTATAATCAACATAAGTATTAACCATTTGAAATAAATCTTCATAATCTTTTAACCAATTATCATAAACAATAACAGGACTAAAGTTTATATGTACATCATAACCAGCATCTATAAAAGCATCAATAGCTTTAATTCTATCAATTATTTTAGATGTATTAGGTTCTAATTTATCAGATATATTTTGAGGCATTAAACTGAATCTAATTCTAATTTTACTTTCAGGATTAAATTTAGTTAAATTAGGATTAACATATTTAGTAGCTAAACTACCCATTGCTAATGGATGATTTTTAAAGAAATCAAATATTTTTTCCCATTCATGATATTTAGCATGTAAAGCAAAATCTTCATTACAACTTATATCATAAGTTATAAACTTTTCATGAGTTTGATTAGGTTTATCTACAATAGCAAACATTGAATGATTATTAATTTCAGTTAATATATTCATAGTATTTTTTGCTATATCTAATCCTTCAAATTTATGTCTTTTCATATAACAATAAGAACAATTATATAAACAACCATAACCAAAACTAGGACTAATAAAATCTGTTGACCTACCACTAGGTCTTATAATCATAGATTTTCTTATAACTTTTTCTATCATAATTTAATTATTTGATATACTTTATCAATTGTAGTCCAATAAGGTTTTTTATTTTTATTATAAATACACCATAAACCAATTCTATCTAATTTTGGTTTAGCTTCTGGTTTTATACATGCTTCATATAATTTATTTTGAAACCATACAATAGGATATATTGTATTTTTATCCCATTCTTCATTTAAAGATTTACCTATTTTATATTTATTACCTTTAAATTCCCATTCTTCTTGAATTATATTTTTCATAATTTAATTTATTAATATTTACTAATACTACAGTTAATCAGACTGTATTGCTAGACAAGCTAGATTCTCTTTATAATAAGAAGCAATATGAAAGCACTTATTAAATGATATGTTAAACTAAGTATTAGTAGTCCCTTTTAAAGACTGTTGTACTCAAAAAGAGATTTGAACTCTTACACCTTACGGCACTAGTTTCTAAAACTAGCGTGTCTACCAATTCCACCATTTGAGCATTTTAGTGGAGCTGGAGGGAATCGAACCCTCGTCCAAACAATTTATAATTAAAATTTCTACAAGTTTATTATAGTTTTATAACTATACGAATCTTAGTAATTTATTTAGATCTTTCTAGGTTTTACTAAACCTATGCACTCAGATAACTTAGAGTTAGTTTGTTGTTTATTAGACTAATTCTAATTCTTCTGCTACAACAGCAGGAGCTAAATCAGCTACAAGAGCTGAGATTGCGGACTTAGAAGTAAGATCTGCTACAGAACCTACTTCAGAAATAATGGTATTGCCATTTGAAAATATATAACCATGTATTAAAGTGATAGATTACATCTCACTACTTGCTTAATTACCTATACACTTGCTGTCAAAAACCAGTCAGCCCCATATAATTTAAAAAAAGGCTTCTCACCTTATTGTATGTTACAACTTCAACATATAAGTTCTATCTTTAATCTAATTATTTATGTTCTTTAACCCAATTCATTATTTGTTCTAAAGCACCAAATTCAGGATTAATAAAACCTGTAACAATGGTATCTAAATGGCATAAAAACACTAATAACAGTATAAATCCTATTATTAATTGTCCTAATCTTATAAAACCTAATCCTGTTAAAAAATCTATATCTTCATCAAACCATTCTTCATCGGATTTGTTTTTATTTATAAAAGATAGTATAAGTATAAAAGCTAATACACCACATAATAGATATAAAATACTATTTACTACTTGTTGTTTTACTAATATAACATATACATGTTCTGCTCCTACTTTTAATGCTCCAGCAATACCAACTAAACCTGATTTTAAATTAGTATATAATTGTTTACTAACACTAGAAGTATCTATTGTTTTAGCTGTATTAATAACATTAGTTTTTAAAGTATCTATTTTATTAGATACACTAGTTATAGTTTCTGTAACTAAATTTGATTCTTTACTATAAGTTGTTATTGTAAAGAATAACATTAAAATTGTTAGTATTTTTTTCATATTTTTTAATCTTGAGTTACTATTACTAAATTAGATTCTTTAGGTAATTCTACAGTTTCACCTGTATATGCTAGAGCATAATTATTAAACTTTTCAATAGGATTATCTCCTTCTTCTAATTCAATAATACAAACAGGACATTCAATTGCTTTACCAAAAGCTAATTGCCTACCTTTACTTCTTGAAAAAGGTAATCTATATATAGGATTCCATTCAGCATCTCCTATTCTTATAGTATTACCTACTTGTATACCACTTATTGTGGCTCTACGACCATTTTTATCTGGTTCTGTTCTAAAATTAAATGTTTTTAAATCATTCATTTTTTTATTTTTGTGAGTTGAGTTATATAAAATAGTCAAATTATTATAAAATATAAGGGCTTTTACACCCTTATATTTCTCCGAACCAACACTAATCCCCGCAGACTAGTATTTTAAGCTTTTCCTAATACTTTCTTTTTAGCAGATAGTACTTCTTCATTGTTAGCTGTAGTATCTTCTACCATTTCACCAACTAGTTTAGTATGCTTACATTGACTTTCAAAATCAACTGTAGTATTAGAATAGATAGTTTCACCATCTTCTGTTACAAAGATAAATGTTTTACCATCTTTAACAATTTGTTTAGGCTTTTGAGTGATAGTCTCACCATCAGCATCAATATAAGTTCTAGCAGTAGTAGTTTCAGTTATTTTAACTACTAATCTATCACCATCTAAAGACGGATTTAAAATATTTAAGTTCATTGTTTTACCAACTTTTAAATTTTTAACATCAACGTCAAAATATTTTTCCATCATTTTAGCTGTAGCATTTGTCCATGCTCTTCTAGCTTTAGAGGTAAATCTACTATCATCAGCATTTAACATGCTTAATAGGTTTTTACCTGTTCCTTCACCCTTAATAATTTGGGCTACTTCAATTTCAAATTTGCTACCTGAAACTGCTCTTACTCTTGTAAGAAGTGTTTGACCTTGTTCTAATGTTTCTAAAGATCCTGTGTTTAACTCGTTCATTTTGTGTTTTTTTAATTAATTTGTAATTGTTTGTTTGTTGTTTCTAGATTTTCTCTAATAATTTGACTAAATTTAACTTTTTTATCAATCTTTGTATATATAGTGTGATTAACCACTACATTAACTCCACGTCTTTTAGTGTGGATTTGGTGTACTTCAGTTTTGTATTGCGGTGAATATATATTAGCAAATAATGTATTAGTTTCTTTATTTCTATACACTATTTCCATTTTAAGCATATCTGACCATTCTTGTTTAGATTTACCACTAAACATACTTGTAGCTAATGGTAAGTTATCAATAAGCTTTAAAGCTGATTGTATATGACTTAATTCCATATGTCTAATTTGTATATTATAGTATGTATCTTTGCCATCTACAACTTTTTTACATCTCCAATTTTCATATCTAAATTGTAATGATTTAGGTATAGTTTTAGAGAATACTTTAACTTCTTTGTTTAGATTTTCACGCATATTAAGATATGCTTGGCTTGGTTTGTAAGGTTCTTTGTACATATTATTTAGGATTTTGTTTGTTATCTTCTATTAATTCTTTAGTACAAGCTATTAGTTCAATTATAAATATAGGACTTAATAACCATATAACAAATGCCCAAATTACATCAGTAAATGTATCAAAGCCTTTATCAAATATGTGTATTATTCCTAATATATATGAAGCTATAAGCCATATAAATACTATTAATAGTAATACGATTTTAATTGTTTCCATTTTGTTAAGTTTTTAAAAGGTTTTTAATTAGTTTTACCCATCCACAATTTATAGAGGCTTTGGACTCTTAATGTATTTATACATTAGCTGTGTTAGTAAAACTACAACAAACAATAGATAAACTCTTATATATAAGTGCACTTATATACAATACTAAAGATATTCATTAGTTTCTCAGGCTAATTTTTTCTTTTATATTACAGTTGAGTCTGTAATTTGTACTTCTCTATTATTTGTTGTAATAGCAACATAAGGAGTTTGCCACACCACTGCTTCTACTCGTAGTCTACAGTTTAACCACAAGTGCCTACCATTTCCCATTTATTTACTACATTAATGGAATACTCTCAGCTTAATTTTTAAGTTTTAGTTTACATAATTAATTTTAAGCCATATACCACGCTTAATATGAGCATACTCAGGCTTAGTAATAAGTCTATAAATAACTTGCAGTAATAAGTATATTCATATTTTATACAATTGTATGCCTACAACTGTATGACTTCATAAACTGTTCCAGTTATTGTTTGGAACAGCACTTTAAGGCATAGGACAATTGCTTGCCTATATTGTGTTTTACACCTAAAACTTTGAATGAATAGATTGTTCTAATTCAGTTAGTCACTTAGTAATAAATACTAAGCCCGAATTAGTTCACAAGAGCTATCTTATCAAAGAAACTGGTGTCCTCAACATCTTGGAATGTTATTGAGTTTTTTATTTAAGTGTACATTTATAAAAGTAATAATAATTTGTTATTATTTACAACTTTTATTTTAGTTACACAACAAATAGGAAAATACCAACTGTATTGTCTTTTCCCTTTACCGTGACATCCATTATCGTGAGAACTTATTTGACCATTAGGTCTAGTAAATATTTTCTCATCAAATTGGATAGCTAGTTTACTACAATCAGCTGTATAGCCTATGATTGTACCTGTTTTACCTTCATATACATCAGTATACCAATGTCTACCTTTTACATATGAAAGGGATAAAGCTTCTTTAGTTAAAGAAACTCTATCACCAATTGCTAAAGTATTCATTAGAATAACTCTTTTAGAAGTTCT